TTGTTCCGTCAACGTTTGCTACTGTAATTCTATTTATTTTTAATAATTTGTCTGCATCAACAGTTAATAAAGTGTCTGTTGCTGTAGCAGATAAATTAAAACCAGCGTTTCCGCCTAGAATACTTGTTACTGAAACTATATTTGGGTTTGCCATAATTAACTCCTTTTAACCGAAAACGATTGCCATTGCAATAGCTTTTCCTGTTGATATACCAAATGTTGATGTTGATGTCCACTGTGTATTTCCGCTACCATCTGAGGTTACTAGGGCTTGAGAAGCCGAACCTACAGCTGCTGGAAGGGTTATAGTGTACGATGATGAAACTGTTGCAGGAGCATCTACCCCTACATATTCTCCACCTGTATTGTCTCCTAATCTTAGGTCACCTTCTGCTGCAATTGTAAGGTTTGCATCGTCCCATGTTAGATTAGCTGAAGCTCCAAAAGAGCCTGAATTATTAAATTGAACTTGTGTATCTGATCCTGCTGGATTATCTACACCTACTTCTACTTCTTCAATATCTGGATTAGATGCATCATTACCTGTTGCAGAAAGAACTTTCCAACCTTTATCAGTTGTTGCAAAAGTTACAGTGTCACCTGAACCAGATGCATATTTAAACTGAACTGTATAAGCACCACTTGTGCTGTTTTTTACAAAAAATAAACCTGTTACGTCTAAAGGAATTGTTACGACTTTGTTACCTGTAATAGCTTGAGCAGATTCTGCACCTAAAATTAATACTCTGTTTTGAGCACTTCCTGATGTTCCACCATCAGTCACTGTTAAAGTTGTAGTGTTAGCACCAGTTCCGGCAGTATTTAAAGTTTGAACTTTATATCCACCAATTAATTGTTCAAATAAAGATAGGTTATTATTAGTTTTTGTTCCCCAAGTACCGGCATTTTCACCGGTTGCCATTAGTTCAACACCTAGAGGTGTGTATGATGAAGCCATAATATTTTCTCCTTAAGCCACGTTTACGTCTGTATAAGATGTATTTCCTGTTATGTCAATATCTTTATATCCTAACGGAGATACATTTCCAACTGCTGTCGTAGCTTCTACACCAGTTAGTCCTACAACATCTGCAGGAACTATTGTTCCAACAGCAGAAGTTGCTGATTGGCCCGTTAATTCATAGGCCATTTCTATTGTTAAAGATCCTACAGCAGAAGTTGCTCCAACACCAGTAATATTTATTAAATCTATTGCATCAATAGTAATTGATCCAACAGCGGTAGTTGCGCCTACACCTGTTATTCCTAAAGAGAAACTATCTGGAGTTATTGCACCAACTGCAGAAGTTGCAACTTGACCAGTTAATCCAACAATCTCTCCATCTATTGGAGAAGGAGTTCCAACTGCAGAAGTTGCAGCTTGTCCAGTTAATGAAACTATTGGTGATAAAATAATTGTTGGTGCACCAACATTAGATGTTAACCCTTGACCAGTTAATCCAACTACGTCTGCAGGAGTTATTGCTCCTACACTAGAAGTCATTGCACTAGGAGCAGTTAAATTAAATACTGCTGATTCAACAGTACCCCAACCATTTTCACCCCAGTCTAGTGTACCCCAACCAGGTTTTTGTTCTACAGTTATATTTCCAAGAGAAACAGTAGCTCCTTGACCTTCTAGTAATACGCTACCAACAATGCCCCAACCTCCGTCATTCCAAGTGTTTCTACCCCAACCATTTTGCACAACGTTAGAGTCACCCCAATCCATTTGTCCATAGTGTGATCTACCCCAACCATCTGTATTTGCTTGACCACCCATACCGCCATGGTTTGTACAATAATAATATAATGTTGAAGGTGCACCATTTTGAACTGAAATTTCTGTGTAAGCTCCAGATGATCCTGGAGTTCCGTTTGTTGTTACACCTATAGTATATTCGCTACCACCGGAGTGTGTACCATCATCGGTTGTTGAAAATCTTAATGGGTGAGTTGCATTTGAACTATCTGATTGGTCAAACTTATAAGTAAGACCCGCACCTATCATTACGGTGGCTTGTTGAACTCCGTCTATAAAATATTTATTACCGCCAGCAGAGGCGACTGTGACAACGAAAGTTTTGTCTGCCATAAGGAGTTACTCCTTAGGCTATTCGAATAATTGCTGTTGATGCTGCTGCTGCAGGAAATTGAATTGTAAAAGTTCCGCTAGATACAGTTTTGTCTCCACCAAATGCAACTACTGCACAAGCCTTATCTGATTGTGTATCGTTATATATTAAACATCCATTAGCTGTAAAAGAAGCTGACGACCAAGAGACGTCCGCAAAATCACAAACTGCAGTTGATCCATCTAATACCGGTGTAACACTTGTAATTGTTTCACCGCCAGCAGAATAAGCTGAACCTGATGTGTTAGAAATTTCATTTGTAGCTGAATAAGCTGTAGTGCTCGCACCTAAAGATGCTGAACTTGTATACAATGCAATTTTAAAAGCGTTTCCAGATGATGCAGTAAAGTTATGAGTACCAACTAGGATCTCTTGTTTAAAGCTATTGCATATAGCTGATGATATTGCCATAATTTTTTCTCCTCAATTTATGGAGACGGGGACTTAACTGGTATTCTAACTGTTCCGTCAGTATAATCGTCTCGTCTTCGTCTTCCAAGCTGCATTCCTGCAAACTGTTGTATAGCATTTTTATATTTATTTTCATATAATGTCAACATATCTATCGGACCTTTTAAGAACCCATAGGCTTCAACCAAGCAAGCATATAGAAGTCCGTTTGGAAAGTATTTACTTAGGTATGTTGAAGTCGTTGAACTAGATAATCCTAATGGAATCATATTATAATATATTCTAAACATATAACCGGCATCAGGTGTCGGGGCTATGTATATACCTCCAGATGTTGTGCTAGAATCTCCTGTAGCACCTCCAAACATCGCATAATATTTGGGAAATCCTGTTACAGAATTAGTGGTGTCTGTTGGTTTTTGTATAGTTCCAGAAGGACCAAATTTTCTATCTACATACTCTGATAAATACGTTTGATCTTTTTTCTCTAACCAAGTTCCATTGCCTTCTGTATTTGCTGTAGAATCAAATACTTCTATCCCTCTGATGAACAAAGCTCCTGTTGACCCTTTGGTTCCTTTACCAGGGACATTTAAAGTATTATCATTGGCAGCTAAAGTTCCTTCTGAAACATATCTAGATGAATCCATAGGAAGCTCTTGATATATTCTAAACTCAGCATCTTCAATAAATCTATTTATAACAGCAGTAGTAAATACATCAGAGCTTACCTCTGTGTAATTTCTAATATCATCTGTTAAACTTGAGTATGTTGTTCCAGCCATAATTAAGCTCTATCATTTATCGGTCCAATTGTACACTGTAAACCGCCCCCTGTTTCTGTGCTTGATGCAGTATTAACTAAAGTAACATTTATTCCATCAAATTGTGTAGAAAATTCAGGTTGACCTGTTCCTTTAACCTGAGTCGTATTTAATGATGCAACTTTATAAGAACCAAAAACTTTAGCTAAATTACTATGTGAACTTGCAACTGTAGATTCAGGAGATACACCTCTATAAGGCGCAGACGTGCCTCTAGTACATCCTGTCAACTGATTTGATGATCTTCCAGTATATTCAATAACTTCGTTTTCATAAATTCCTGTTGTGCTGTTTACTTTTTCTATTACAATAAAACCAGATGTTGGAAATTCTGATCCATCGGTAAGGTCAATTGTTGTTGCTGAATCTGTTATTGCTCCATTTAAAGTTGTTGATAGTTCTAATGTTGAAATTGCAGCTCCACCAACAGGTTGTTTAACATTACGCAAACGAATATGATCATTAACTTGTAGTTCTCCATTTGGAAAATTAATTTTTAAAGTAGTGTTAGATGCAGTTACAATAGGATTTTCAGGTAGAAAATCTTCTGTTGGAAATTCTGTTCTAGCAGGTCTAGCTCTTTGTAGAGCTTGTGGATCTGCACTTGTTGGTTTAGGTTCTAATTGTGGTTGTTTAGGTTCGTATTCTGAAATGTGTACAAACGCACCATTCCATTCTCTTACCATTTCATTGTATGGAAAAGCCATTCCTGATCTGTCCGAAATTGCTAATGCATATTTACCTTGCGAAAAAACAGCCATTAACTAACTCCAGGGTAATATATTTTAGGAGATATATATGTAGAGTTAGAAGAACCATCTTCGTCTTCTGCTCTTAACAACTCATCTTCATATAATAATTTTAATTCTTGAACTCTTTGTGGTGCGTATTTTACAGCTAAGTAATAAGATAATCCTGCAATCATACATGGCACAAATCTATATGGCACATCACTTGCATTTGTGTATGCACCTACATCATCAATTCTTTTTGTATAATAAAAATTTATAAAATTACCAGCTTGTGAAGCACCTGGTGTTAAATATAAAGTCATTGTGACTTTATCAATAAATCTTTGAACCCAATATTGTGAAGGTAAACCTTTATCTGTTTTATTTGAAAACCCTTGATACTGAGATCTACTAATTTTTGTCATGGGAGTATCAACATTGGTTGATGCAACTCTATAGTTTGCTTCTTGTATATCAGTCATCCCATTTGGAAACTGAGTTACAACATCGTTTATTGCATGAATAGCAGCTGTGCTTCCGTTAATGCCTCTTGTACACCCAGTTAAATTTAAACTAGAGATTCCTGTGTATGAAATTTGTTCACTATTAATTGTAATAATTCCGCTTGTTGGCATGCCTGTCACAGAAGCAACACCAATAGTTGTAACAGTAGCGTTTATTCCTGCAGAAAGAGTGGTTGCAATACCATCAGATAAACCATCTGATGGGGATCTAAAAAAGGTATATACAGCTTGACCATCAATTAACTTAACGTTTTGGTTTTTTACTTCCCAAAACTGTAGTCCTCTATTTCCCCATTCAGAAAATAAAATATTTAAAGATCGTTTTGCAGTTTTAAGTTGATAACCAGAAACCCCTTGCATCCCAATACGTTCGTATGCATCTTCAATTATTTCATCTATTCCAAGATTCTTATCGAAAACATAAGAACCCGAGGTAACGTTAGCCACTCAGACCTCCTATCCGGCTGTTAAATTCGGACCAGAATATTTATCTGTTAATAAAGTGTATGCAACAACATTTGTTTTAGTCTTACAAAAAACTCCTTTTGGAAATAAAATTCCATCTTCAGGAAAATTAAAATTAATTACATCACCTGTTGGGACGTCTGCAAGAAATAAAGTTGCCCCTGAATTTGATGTTGTTGTAAGTT